GTGGCTAATGTCCATGTTGTGTCTCATTGTCAAGAAGAAACCACATGCAGCCGTTGCACCGGAACATGGGTTCGGATGGTGCGGCCGAGCATCAGCATCGAGACGGTGGCCCTGCCGTCCGGGGTCAGTGCATCGAGCACACCGAGGATTCGCTGGCCGAACGCCTCGATTTCGACGGCATCGCCGATGGCGAATTGCTTCCCGACCGTATCGAAGTCGCGGCTTCGTTCGCGGTCCATGATGTAGGCGACATCCTCATCCGAAAGTTTGGCCGGAATGCCGGGTTGCAGGCTCATCAATCCGACGACGCAGCCGATTGGCATAGCCGGCCAGCCACGCCAATCCTGCGCAAACAGCATTCGAGGAAAGATCGGCCGCAGGACGGTCACGGCGCTGCGGCTGCGGCCATGCGGGTGGACGAGGCAGCGATAGCGCGGCAGGTAAACCCGGTATCCGGCGAGCCGCAGCGAGCGCTCAGCGGCGTCCTCGGCGGCCGGTCGTGTCTCGACGATGACCCAGGGCGGCGGCATCAGGTGCTAACGAACGAAGGCCGGCAGGATGGACCCCTGTCGGCCTTCGAGAGGAGAGAGCGATTGTTTCGAGCAATCCTCAAGCTCCGGCTGAAGATATTATCGGGATGCTCTGATTCGTCAAGTGCGCGGCTCCACCGCGGCAACAGCGCCACCGGCACGCGGCGAATGCCGCGCTCGTAATTGTCCATAGCCGTCACGGTGACGCCGAGCTGGCGCGCGAGGGCGGTGCAGCCGAGGCGGGCGCGCCGGCGGCGGGCGAGAAGCCGCGACAGTTCATCGGTGGTGAACTGCACGCGGGTGACGAATTGCTCGGCGCGTTTGCTCATGTCGGGTCGAGCGGCTGGGTGGTGGCGATCGACACCGCGTCGATGCCGCCGTCGCGGAACATGATCGCGTTGATCCGGTCGAGATCCGGGCCGACATGCTCGCAGCAGCCGCAGGGCTTGCGCCAGACGATGACCCAGCCGAGGCGCTCGGGCAGTGCGGCGGTGATCAGCGCGAAGCCGGAATAGGCGTGCGCGTCGGGCGGCTGCTTGGCGTGGCTCATGTGCCGAGCCTTTCCGACACCGACACCAGCTTGTGCACGCACCGGACCGCCTCGGCCTCGGTGGCGTACGGCGCGGCAACGGGTTCGCCCTGATGACACGGGCAGGTCCGCAGCACCCACCAGCGCTTGTCGAAAAACCGCACCGTGAGCCATTTGGCGTCGTTGTGGCCGGGCGGCTCCAAAGCCGTTGGGCGGCCATAGCGGCGGCGAAAGGCTGCGACGAGAGCTTGGACCGGGTTATTCATCGCTCGGCCCGGCCGAGCATGGTGCGCCACAGGGCGCGGACGAGGGCGCGCTGGTAGGCGCTGGTGACGCCGCCGGCGCCGATCGGCAGCGCGCGGTTGAGTTCGTCGCGGCCGGCTTCGAGCATGTCGCGGCTGGGCTCGGCGAGTGTGTCGAGCACCAGGTCGACGATATCGTCGGCGTGGTCGGCGAGCGTGTTAGCGCCGAGCCCGTCGAGGTAGGCGGCGACGTGCCGGGTTGCCACCTCGCTCAGGCATTTGGCGGCGGTTTTCACCGGATGACACCGAACAGCAGCAGGATGAGCAATATCACCAGCAGCACGCTGATGACACCGGACGGGTAGTAGCCGAAGCTGCCGTAAGCGGGACCGTACCAATGCGGCAGGCCGGCGACGAGCAGCACCACCAGCACGATCAGGATTATGGTTACTGCGGACATCAGTACGTCCTCCGTCTCGGTATTTCCCAGCGGTCTAGTTGCTTCAACACCTCATCGATGGTGAAGCAGACAGCGATCTCTTTCACCGCTCCGGTTCGGAGCAATGCCGGGAACACCCGGTCCTGGCCGAGCAGTTCGCGGGGTGCGCCGCGCTTGGTGTAAGTGATGCGGGTTTTTGTCAGTGATGCACCGCGCCGCTTCAACTCGATCATGTAGAGATGGTCGTGCAGGAACCAGAGGTCCGGCATCCCGCGTTTCAAGCCGAACCGGCTGAACGCCGCCTGCTGCGCCGGTGACAGCTGCACCACACCCGCCGGGTACGGCGTCCACATGGCCGGCGGCAGGATCACCGCGTCGAGCACCTTGGCGCATTGCTCATGGATGTCGCGCTCGAGCGGCACCGGCGCGGTCAGGCGGAACGGCGCGGTCATCGCCACCATCGCAGTAGCCGTTGCAGCCAGTGCATACGAGGGTTGGGTGAAATGATTTCACCGCGGCACATTTTCTCCCAAACTTCCTTGAGCTGCCGCACCTCCTCTTCGGTGAGCTGCCGATTGGGTGTGAGCGGCGCGGTCATTGGCCGGCGCGCTCCCACAGGCTCTTCGGCATAGCGCCGCAAGCCCGGCAATAGCCGCTGCCGGTGATCGCCGGCGGGCCGCACTCGACCCAGCAATGCTCGGGATCATGGCTGCATTCGGGCGGCTCGACGAGGGCGCGGCGCGGACGGTAGGCCGCGAACAGGGCGTAATCGTCGGCGGTGAAGTGGCGTTCGCTGCGGGTTCTCATTGTGTCACCGGCGCCGGGAAGATGATCGGCACGAGCAGCAGGCCGAGCAAGGCGAGCGCGATCAAGATCACCAGCGGCAGCCACTCGCGGCGGGAGATCATCGGTCGCATCAGTCACCACCGCGCTGCTTGCGGGCTTCCGTCACCAATTTGGCCGGCGCCCAGCAGCCGGGCTCGTCAGGCGACGGCCCCCAATCGGGCATCCAGCGGGCGCCTTCGGCCCAGGCTCGGCAGCGGTTGGGCCAGGGCGTTTCGGGTGGCAAGCCCTCGCGCGCGTGCGCGGAGAGATTATTATTATATTTATTATATATATACCCATGGGTATGGGTATGGGTGCTTTGCTGCTGGGTTTCTGCCGGGTTAGGGTCGGGGATGCCCGCCGGGTTACGTGGACGCCCACCTTTCAATCCGTTAGCCCTCGAAACCTCGGCACGCTCTTGCACGTATTTCCATTCACGCTCTAGTCGCTTTTGGTGCCATTTTCCGTCGATTATCTTAAAGAACCTTTCGAGCGTTGGGCGCAGCTTTTTCCAGCGGTGATCGCTGACCCGGCAAACCCGCGCCAGCTTCCGGTCGTCGTCGGGCAGCGGCTCGCCGTTGTTGCGCCAGGTGGCGAACAGAAGCAGGCAATAGGCACCGAATTCATCGACCGACAGGTGCAAAGTGTCACCTAGCAGGGCGTCGGTGTAGAGCGGCATGCACGGCGCTTGCGACACATTAACGGGTCCGGTGATAAGTGCGGAGAGGATCGCCGCTGCGGCAGCGGTTGTAGAGCATCCGGGCGAAGCGCAACCGGCACAGCTCGCAGCCGCAGAACGTGCGGCTCTCGCGCTTGCCATCGCGCAAGAAGTAGCGGCGTTTGATGAGCGGCCGGCGCGTGGTCATACGTTGAATAGGGCGCGATCGGATGGTGGGCGGCACTCGCCATCCGGGTTTGATTCCAGTAGGCCGCAGAGCAGTGTGAAGACTTCGAGGAAGCGCCGCATTTCGAGATCTGCCGGTTGGGTCAGCCGACGCTCGATGAACATGTTAAGGAACCGAACCCGCAAGCGCAGGTTCTTCGCCATGTCGTGCGGCGGTTCTGGCAGGGAGATGTCCCGCTGGTGGATAAAGAACCGAACCGCCAAGACAAGCTGATCGTAATCGTACTGCCCGAGATTGACCCGTTCGGCGTCGGTCAACGGCCAGAGCTGCCGGCCGTACATGACCACCGGGAACGGCGTCTCGGTGAGCTTAGGGCGGCGATCGTTAGCCGCGGCCTCGGCTGCCGCCGCCGCCTTCTTTTCGCGCAGCGCCTTCACCTCGTCGCGATGGATCTCGGCCTCGATCTGCCTGCGCATTTTAAGAGGCAGCGTCGATGTTGTTTTTTCCTGTTTTTTTACGGTTTCGCGGGCCGTGAAACCTGATGATTTACGCACCCGAGCCCACTCTGGGTGCTTTTCGCGACACACCTCTTGTAGACGAGATGGCGTAAGCGCGTCGGGTGCCTTTTCGCTCAACACATCTCGTTGGCGCTCATCAAGCTGCGCCCACCACATCGCGGTAGACCGTTGTTGCGCCGTCAGCCCAATCCCATGTGTTCGACACGCAATGCCAAACGAACCGGCATCACCCGGATTGCGCTTCCGCAGATCGATCAGCCGCTGGCCCACGACGACCCACTGCGCCAGGATGTCCTCGGCATGCTGGGCGATGCTGTTGAGCGCCTGGCGCACGTCGGTCCAGAGCCGCTCGTCGATCGATTGAATGTTGTTTTGCTGTGCTTCCACGTTCCGCTCCCTGAATAAGAAAAAGGCGGGGCGGTTTCCCGCCCCACCAGAGGCTTTCCTTATTCGGCAGCGGCAGCCGGATACTTCTGACCCGCCGGATAGGTCGGGTCGGGCAGATGCTTGCCGGCGGCGATGATCTCCTGCTTGCGGGTGTTGGTCACCCCGCTTTCGGCCAGGGTCATTCCCCGGATCACCATGCCCATCTCACGCTGCGGCGTGACCGTATCGGCCGGCTTCCGATGGTCCTCAATGTACATCTTGGCAACGCAGAGCGGCGCCTTGTCGCTCGAAAAGTCCCCCATCTGCAACTCGTCGAGCCGCTCGATCAGCCGCGTTTCCGGCCATTGGTGCCGCAGGCAGACGCCGGCGACCTTGGCAGCTGCCTTGCCTTGCAGCAGCGGATCGTTGGCATCCTCGACCGAGGCGCGGCCAATCTCCAATGCCCGGGTCAGGAGCGCGTCGTTGCTGACGATCTCCTTGGCGATTTCGCCGGGCGAATGGAAACTGGTGGAAGGAATGTGCGCGCCCTTCTCGTAGGACCAGATACCCTGGAGGAGCGCTTCCTTCTCTTTGGCGTTGGTGACGCCGATCAACGCCGCCACGTCGGCCCCGGCGCGGGTCTTGCCGCAATCGAGCGTTGCGACATCGGATTTCGACATGCCGAAGTAGATCGACATGGTCAACTCCGTGCCCGAGTAGGCTTGCGCCCCCAGGCGATGCCCACCATCGGCGACGCTGCCATCATCGCGATAGAAGCCATAGCCTTGTGGCGTGCGACGCCAATCGCCGTCGCGCATCATGCGGGCCAGAACATCCGTCCAATCCGGCCGCCAGCTCCGGTTGAACGTATTGTGGTGGAGGAACAGCAGGGCGGCCATGCCGGGCGTGATCTTGGCAAAGCCCAGTTCCGGCTCGTCGGTGCAAGCCTTCGCCCGCTCGCACAGTTCGGCGACCGCCTTGACATCGACCTCGGTCGCTGCCTCGGCAACGCGCTGAATGTGCGCCACGATCCGCTCGCCGACCGACAACTGCCGCTCGGGTTGCTGGAACGGGGATACTGGTTCCGTAGTCATCACTTCACCTCATCGTCAAACCGGAACGGCCGGCACCGCTTGCCCGGGTAGGGCGAAGTCCTTGGAGCGCGTGGCGAGGTCACACGCGCGCATCAGACGGCCACGAGCCGCCGCGGCACTCCGATCGGCCACGGCGTTCCAGGGGGCCAGTTGTCGTAGAACCACGCCGCCGCCCGCTCGACCGTCAGCACGTTGCAGCCGCGGCCTTGCGCGAGGCGGGGGAAAATCTTGTCGTTATTGCACGATTTGACGCCGACCTGGGTGAGCGACAGACCCGTGGCCTGGGCGTAGGTTTCGGCCAGTTGGAGAAGCTGGGCAGCGGTCGGCATTGGCAGGGTAATCATCACAGCGGCGAGAATGCGCCCGAATTCAATCGGCGCGCAAGACCCTACCGCCGATTTTAGTCGGACGGCCGTGTCAGGAAAAATTTCTGCGGCGCGACGGGGAAAAATACTATAAAGCTAGGCAATTCACCCCAGCGGTCTGCGGTCTACCGCTATCGACTGTGGAAAATTGATAGAGGAACTGTATGTGATGGACGTCGGCAATCCACCTGAGGCCGGCGAACAGAGGGTCGGCAGCGAGCCAGATGCCGTGGTTTGGGACGATGCCGGTTTTATCCGGCGCGTCCGCGAGGAAGCACGCAAGCTCGGGCTCAGTCTCAACGAAGTCTACCGCCGCGCCGGACTCACCAAAGACTACCTCGGCAAACAGCCGCAGGGCGGCAGGAACGTGCTCGCTATCCAGAAGATCGCCGCTGTGCTTGGGGTTGAGCCAGCCTACCTGATGGGCTTCGCCACGGTCGTCGAGATCAAACAGAATCGCCAAACGCCGGAGGAAACGCAATTACAGGCGCTTGGCCTGGCCGCTAACATCGCCGCGCACGTCTACCTGGTGCTGAATTGCCAGCAGCAACCTACGCTTCCGGATGGCGTCGACAAGGATCAGCTCACCGAGCTTATCAGCCAGATGCTTAACCCGCAGCGGCTAAAGAAACCAAGTAAGCCGCCGTCCGACAACTAATCGGGCAGCAACATATAGCGCTGTGGCTGTATTTCGAGGCCGCTCGGCTCGTCAAACCACTTATCGCCGTCCCATCCGCCGGTCGTCCATTTGGTATTTAGGCCGGGCGACAGAAGACACGGGCCGAATTCCTGGCCTTGGGTAATCGGGGCCGTCTCGATATTCTGTATGGACAAGGTGTTTCCCTCCTTAGCCATGCCCCGCTCCGTGTTTATTTTATGTTAATCCCCGCACTCGCCGGCTCGCAAGATGATTTCCGTAAATTTTCGCCACTAGGGCTTCCCTGCCGAAAAAATTCGGACTAGGCTTATCCGAAGATGATAGGCGGCCGGCATCTAAACACCGCCGTCACGCGATTGTCATCCTTGTAGGTGCGAAAAAAGCTCGCACGAGGGAACTACTGATGGCCGCCTGGCGCATCGTCATAGACCGCAACGATTGGGTGGAGAAGCGGGGCGAGCACCAACGTGAGTGACCGATGGCCTATGCCGCCTGGTTTGAATCAGGCGAAACGAGTTTTCACGAGGCCGGCGATAACCGCTTTAACTGTAACTCGCGATGGCGATGTGCTGCATATCGATTTGATACCCGGCGCTGACGGTCCCGACACCGAGGGCGAGGAAGTAACGCCCGGCGTGGTGCTCCTTTATGACGGGCACGGCTGGCTGATCGGCATCGAGATCAACACCTCAATTCTGCGCGAGGCCGGCATGAGCCGCTGGAGCGACCCGCCCGAAGCCGATGAGTTCTACACCCGCCCCGGGAAGCGGGAGCGCGACGATGATTAAACAAAGCATGAAGATCGGCATGACCCCGCCGCATCCCGGCATGTTTATCCGCGATGAAATCTTGGCCGAGTTGCACCTTACGCTGAACGACGCGGCCGCGATTCTGAACGTGCGGCGAGCGACCCTCTCGAATCTGGTGAATGGCAAGTCAGGGCTATCGCCGGAGATGGCGCTACGGATCGAAAAGGCGTTCGGCGTCGACATGGACATGCTGCTGCGGCTGCAGGCGTGGCATGAAGGCCACTGGCCATGAAGCGTGAATCCTGGACGATCACGTCCCGCGGCGAATGGCTCGACCGGCGCCGCGGGCTGCTCACCGCCAGCCGCATCGCGGCGCTGTTCGACGCGCACCCGTTCCTGACGCGCGAGCAGTTGGCCGGCACCATGACAGGCCACCACAACGAGGGCGACAACGCGGCGATGAAGCGCGGCCGCATTCTCGAACCCGCCATCCTCGAAGCGATGCGCGAGGAGCACCCCGGCTGGCAGATCGAGAAGGCGACGACGTTTCACACATTACCCGAGCATCGTATCGGTGCGACGCCGGATGCGTGGTTCGCCGACAGCGCGGCGGGCGGGTGGGTCGGCCTGATCCAGTGCAAGACGGTGGCGCCGGAGGTGTGGCAGGGGCGCCCATCGCTGGCTTATCAGCTTCAGACGCTCACCGAGATGCTCTGCACCGGCGTCGAGCGCGGCATCCTCGCCGTCATGGTGACGAGCCGCTCGCTGCCGCTCTACGAATTCGAGGTGCCGCGGCACCCGGCAGCCGAGGCGCGGTTGCTCGAAGCCGCCGCCCGGTGGTGGGAGGAATGGGACGCCGGCCGGATAGCCCCAGCAGCCCCTGCGGAGGCGCTGGAGGCACTACTCGATGACGGCTCGTCGATAGACCTGTCCGCCGACAACTACCTCCACAGCGCGCTCCCGGACCGGCAGGCGCTGAAGTCCGTAATCAGCGACGCCGAGCGCCGCATCACCGAGATCGACAAATACCTGAAGCAAGCACTCGGAACCGCGACCTACGGCCACTTGCCGGGTTGGCAAATCACATGGAAGGCGCACCAGCGGGCCGAGCGGCTGCTGCCGGCGGCGACGATCCGCACGCTGCGGGTCTCGGCCAAGGAAGAGGAAGCGTTGTGACGCCCGACGAGCAAGAAGACATCTGCGCCAGCCTAGACACGGCAATCGAGGCTATCGGCGCCGCGGTTGACTGCGCAACCCAAGCGGGCGCCCCGCAATACAGACTGATAGCTGCGCTCTTCGCCGCAATCCTGGCACGCGATGTCTTTTCAAAACGCAGGGATGAGTAAGCATGACCGACATCACGACGACGGTACGGCCGGGCGACATCATCGAGAGCGTGATCGCCAAGGGCGATCTCGCCCGCCTGACTCCCGAGGAGCGCACCCGGTATTATGTCGAGGTCTGCAAGTCGGTCGGCTTGAACCCGTTCACCCGGCCGCTCGAATACATCACCCTATCCGGCAAGCTGACGCTGTACGCGCGGCGCGAGGCGGCCGACCAGCTTCGCCAGATCCACGGCATCAGCATCGAGATCATATCGCAGAAGGTCGATGGCGACCTGCTCATCGTCCATGCCAAGGCTCGCGACAAGTCGGGTCGCACCGACGAGGATTTCGGCGCCGTCAATGTCGCCGGGCTGCGCGGCGAGGCGCGCGCCAACGGCATGTTGAAAGCGATCACCAAGGCGAAGCGGCGGGTGACGCTCTCGATCGCCGGCCTCGGCTTCCTCGACGAGACCGAGATCGACGATATCCCGGCGCGCGACAAGGAGCCGGTCAGCGTCGGCGTCGATCTCGACGCCTTTGCCGCCGAGCAGATCGAGCCGCCGGCATCCACTCCCGACGAGCGGCTCGCCAAGCTGGCCGCCGGCGAGGGCACGGTCGGCTTCCGGGATTGGTGGCAGCAAATCAGCAAGGAGCGCCGCGACCGGCTGCGGCCGAACCTGGCGCACTATCAGGAAATAGCGGTGTCGGCCGACACCGAGATGGCGCTGGCTGAAATCCCCGAGACAGAACCCGGGCGGGCACCCCCCGAACCACGCGACGGTCCCCACGCAACTCCTCGTCGCCGTGGACGCCCGCCCGGCCCCGGTCTGCTCGACGAGGAGGAGCCGCGGCCAGAGCAGGAAGGCGCCGCCAATGGCTGAGAAGATGAATGGACAACAATTCCGCGAGCTCGCGATGGCTGCGGTCAATGATGTCGCCCGGTTCCTCGATGAATTTCCCGACCTCTACTGCGAAATACGCGTTACCGGGAAATTCGGGACGCTCGTGGTCGGTCTAGAGGAGCGAAACCCTGACGACGAAGCGGCCCACGATGACGACTCGGACGCGTGAGCGATGTCAGCCGAAAGCAAACTCGTCTCGGCGATCGCCGACGCCTGCGTCGATTTCCTGATCGAGCGCGGCGAGCTCGACGGCAAGCTGCGGGTCACCCGCGAGTTGCACACCGCGGCGCGGCGGGTCGTCTGGGCCGGGCACTATTACGGCCACAGCAGCGTGAAATTCACCGATGCGCTGATCGATCTTGAGCGGCTGGTCGGCCGCCCGACACGGGAGATCGATATATGACCACGATCAGGCGCAAGAGCCTGACCCGGCGCTGCGCGATCTGCGGGCGCACGTATTACGGCTACGGCCACGTCGCCGAGCCGGTCGCGCCCGGCCGGTGCTGCGACGAGTGCCACGCCCAGCATGTCGTGCCGCGGCGGATTCGGCTGGTCGTCGATACGCGGACAGAGCAGAGGGAGAGGCGAGAATGACCGGCGCACTTGTTCTCGCCCCCGGCGATCCGCCGTTGACCTTGGCCGAGGTTGCCGCGCACTACCGGATGACCGAGCGGCAACTGCGCCAGGTGATCCGCGAGCGCGCGGTGGAGGTATTGCGCGTCGGGCATACCGTGCGGTTCGATGCGCACGCACTTAATTCGTTGGAGGAGAAACTTAGGTGCCACGCAAGTCAGAAGGACTCCGGGTCGTCCGGCGCGCCGACACCGGCAGCCTCACGATTGAGGGGACGGTCGCGGGGGAGCGCATACGAAGACGCGCTCAAAGCGACAATGCGCGTCTCGCAAAGGAAGAGGCCGCCGCGCTCGAAGCCGAACTGCTCCGAACCAAATGGCACGGGCCGCGTCGTGGCGCTCGCCCCTTTGCCGAGGCCGTAAAGCTCTACCTTGAGGCGGAAGAGCGCAGCCCCGGCACCGGCCGCCGGCTGCACCTGATCCTTGAGGCGATGGGCGACATCAAGCTGGGCCAGATCGACCAGCAGCTCGTCAACCGTATCGCCAAGCGCATCCTACCGCCGGACGCGGCGCCGTCGACCAAGAAGCGCGGCATCATCACGCCGCTGCGCGCCGTCCTCAACCTGGCGCACAAGGAAGGCTGGTGCGACCCGCCGCATTTTGTGATCCCGAAGGAGCGGGAAGGGCGCACCAACTATCTGTTGCCGGAAGATGCCGTGCTGCTTCTCGCGGCCTGCGGGCACTCGATGCGGATGCTGGTCGAGCTGGTGCTCGGGACCGGCGCGCGCATGGCCGAGGCGCTCGAACTCGACTGGCGCGACCTCGATCTGGTGGGCGCGCGCGCGAGCTTCTGGCGCACCAAGGGCGGCAAGCCGCGCCACGCGCATCTGCCGCCGGGGCTTGTCGCGGCTCTCGCCAACCTGCCGCACAAGAAGGGCGCGGTGATCCGCCGACCGGACGGGCAATCCTATGTCGACCGCGACCGGCAAGGTGGCGGCCAGATGAAGACGGCATGGCGGCTGACCAAGGCACGCGCCGGGATCGACCCGGATCTGACGCAGCACGATCTGCGGCACACCTGGGCGTCATGGCACTACGCGCTCTATCGCGACCCGCTCAAACTCAAACTGGAGGGCGGCTGGGCCTCGCTCGATCAGGTCGAGCGCTACGTCCACCTGATGCCGGCCGGGCACGAGGCGGCGATCGAGGCGTTCTGGCGTGGTGACCGGACGGCTGAGCAGTGGCGCGGAGAGCACGCCACAACTGGCTAGCTGCCTCACGAAATAAATCACCTTGATGTCGATTTTCCTCCTTGACGGAAATCAACACCATGCCTATTTCTTGCGGGACCGGGCCGATGGTGGGCCGCAGGAGAAATCAGATGAGCCGCTCGACCGACCTTTTCACACACCGCAGCCTGCACCGGCTGAAACGAGTGCATTGGCAGCCTCACTATGAGGGCGAGGCCTGTTTGCAATGGCGCCCCGAGTGCGGCCTCTGGCGCATGACCGGGCCACAAGGCCCCTTCGAACTGCCGGGCGGCGTCGACCTGGAAACGATCAATCAAACCTGGGATCGCTTTGTTGCAGTCGCGAACGGCCAAGCATGACAGCCGACGAGTTCCGCGCCACCCTCAAAGCCTTAGGCCTCCGCCAGCGCATTCTGGCGGAGGCGCTTGGCGTTGAACCGAACACTGTCAGTCGATGGGCCAAAGGCAAGGTCACAGTGCCGCGCTACGCCGAACTGTGCCTGATACTGCTTGCCGCGATCAGCGAACGGAGGATGCGCGACATTCTGGCGATGCCCGCATTCCGACACGTTGCTGACACGGGAAACGCCGGGAAAGCCGCAACCGTTTGAAACCAAAGGGCAAATTGGGCGCGGGCCGCGTCCCTCCGAAGGCAGAGGTCGTACGTTCGAATCGTATCGGGTCCGCCATAGAGATCAAGCACTTAGCGACAATTTCAAACCGGCGCCAACCGGCCAAAACAGAACGAATCGCGTTTTTATTGACACGTTGCTGACACGGCGAGCGCTCGGCGTTCTAACGACGTTCCCCGAGGAGACTTATGGCCCGCCCGCCGCCGCTGCCGTTGCAGCATGAAGTAGCCGCCGCTGTCCGCGGTGCCCGCCAGGGCGGCGCCGAGGTGGCGCGGATCAAGATCAGAAAGTCCGCCGCTGGGGATGTTGAGATCGAGATTGAGACGACGCTAGCGCCGGCCTTGCCGCCGGAACCCGCCGAGGGCGAGTGGGACGAGTTCGCCCGCGCCGCCGCGGAGAAGATGCGCAAAATCTAGCCGGTCGCAAAATAATCCTGCGACGTTTTCCGATCCGATGAATTGAGTAGAGACCCGCCCTGAAAAGGGCGGGGCCGGCATCAGCGCGTCCAACGCCGATGGCCGGCCCCTAATCATTCGACGTTGGAGGCGTCAAATGACTGCGGCCATATACAGCCGAATTGCGTCCGCGCGTCTAGCCGCGGCCTTTCTTGCCCTGCTGCTGGCGCTGCCGGCGACCTACGCGATGAGCAAAGATAGTACCGACTGCCTGCGCATCGTGGTCACGCAGCTCGACCGCAATCGATGATCAATGGGCGGCGAGGCAGTGGTCGAGAACCCGGTTGGCGAGCGCCATGCGCTGCTCCATCTGGGCCGACAGGAACCACAGCACCATGCCAATAAAGCCGGCGTTGATGAGCACCAGCAGAATGAACGCCGGCGGCAGGGCGTCGATCAGGCTGCGGCCGAGCGCCGAGATGGTCATGGTGTCCCTGCTATCAAAGAATTGGCCGGCGCTATCAAGCCGGCGCCGCTGAGATTGCCCGATATAGGGAGCGACGCCGGGCGGGTATCTGAAACCCGCCGCGGCGCCTAACCACCACCGAACGTATGAGGTTCGATCATGGCTTACCGGAGTTTAACCCTCGCCGCCTTCGCTTGCATCGCCCTCGCCGGGCCAGCCCTCGCCGCCGACGAAATCCGCCCAAGCGGGCCAGCGATAGCCCTTAGAGTCAGCGGGGGGACGATGCTTCAGTCGCCGCGACCGTTGGCGAGCGTGTTTATCGCCAACCCTGATATCGCCAATGTCCAAGTGCCAGACCAAGGCAACAAGGATGTGCTTTTTGTGTTTGCCAAAGCGCCCGGCAAAACGACCCTTTACGCCATCGATGCCGACGGGCGCGTGGCGTTGAGCCAAACCGTCGAGGTAACGGGGCCGAGAACCGTGCGCGTGATGCGCGGCAACACGTCGTATACTTGGTCAGAGGCTCACGAACATGCGCCCAATCTGGCCGACTTGCCGGCAGGCTCGACGGTGACGATGCCTGCCGGGGCCGTGGCCGGGGCCGCGGCGAACTAATCGGCATGCCGGATCACCGCTGAGCGCCGGCTGATCCGGCAGCCATTCCGGCCACGGCACTGCGGACATCACGCCACCTTGGCTTTCAGCTCGGCGAGCTGTGCCGAGAGTTCCTTGACGGCATTGACCAAAGCGAAAATCAACGGCCCGCTGTCGATCGTGCTAAAGCTGACCGGCTCGGCCGCGGCCTGTTCGGTATCGGGGTCGGTCGGTGCCCAAACCCCCTCACCGACAAGCTCCGGCATCACGGGACGGGTCGCCTCGGCATCGAGGCCATAGAACACGCCATCCGTCGGCAACCCCGCCTTACCACTGTAACTGTATTGGATCGGTTCGAGTTGCAGCACTTCGGCAAGCCCGCTGTCATAGCTGGCGATATCACTTTTCAGCGCGGGGTCGGAAGGCGCCACCCAGGAGCCGCCACCGGGCTTGGTCGCGGTGCCGCCGAGGATGGTAAGATTGCCGCTCGCATCGAGCGAGTTCCCACCAGCCGTCGTGTAAAAAGTCACTTGGCCGGCGCCGGCGGAAGAACTGCCCCAGCAAACAATTCTTGGATTGTTGGTATTAAAGCCAAGCGCGACGCTTTCAGTCGCCGCCCCGGTTGGGGAGGTAAGTAATTGCCCCAAAATATACGCGCCGACGCCGAGATTGGCGTTTACCGTCAACGTGCCGGTAATCGTGCCGCCGGCCGTCGGCAGGTACGGCCCGCCGGTCACATAGTTCTGATTAGCCGCCGCCGTCACCCGCCCCTTGGCGTCGAGCGTCAGCCCCTGGAAAGTGCCGACGTTGCTGTTGACCGTCGCCAGCGTCGCGGTGATCGCGGTTGCACCCGAGCCGGTCAGATCGCCGCTCAGCGTGATCACCTGATTATTCAGCAGATAGCCCTGCGCCTTGACGAACGCGGTCGTGGCGATCGACGTGTCGTTATCTGCGGTGGCGGGCGTCGGCGCTTTCGGGTCGCCGGTAAAGCTCGGCGAGTCGAGCGGCGCGCCGCCGCCGGCAGCCGCCGCCCACTTGGCACCGTCCCACTGCCACGACTTGCCGGCGCTGGTGAATACCTGCCCGACCGTCAGGCCGCCCGGTCCCGGAAAATCCAGCATCAGCCTATCCCGTGTTGATCGTGACGGCGGTCTGCGCAGCGGGCGGCGGCGGCGGCGCTGCGGTCGGGTTGACCAGCACCTCGCGCACCACGCCGGCGACGTTGGCGGTGGGCGCCGTCGTCAGCAGCACCTCGCGCACCGTGCCGGCATTGTTAACGTCCGTCATGACTCGACCCGCACGCCCGCCTGCGCGGCGTTGAGCGAGGCCGCCGTCCAGGCCGTGCCGGTCGCCGGGTCGGTCGGATAGAGGCTCGTCAACCAGCCATAGCTGGTGCCCGGCGCCAGCGTACCGGCGCTGCCGGCGCTGTCGGTGCCGCCCGACTTGAGCCGCAGGCTCAGCGTCTTGGCGCCGGCGTCGGACTTGGCGACGCTCGCCTTGACCGCGACCGCATAGATCGCCAGCGGTACCGCCGAGAGCGTCCCATAGCCGTACAGATCCTCGTGCCCGACCGTGGCGTCGGCGACATAGGAAAGGCCGCCCTGCACCGGGTTCTGCGCCACCGAGAACCAGTTGGCGCCGGATGCGGTCACATTGCCGGCAATCACCGTGCTCGTCGTGTTCGCCATCGCCGGCGCGGTACCCGGCGCACCGGAGGCAAAGGTCGCGGTCGCGGTAAAGTCGTCGGCGACCGATGAGTATTGAGTTAGCCCGGCGTTAACCGCGATGTCGCACATGAACCCGATGAAATACTGCGTGCCGGCGCTCAGCGCGACGCCGCTGGTGAGCGGCATGGTCTTCAGCGTGTTCGCCGTCGTCCCGGCCGTCGTCGAACCCGAGCCGAGCAGGGCGCCGGGCACGCCGCTGACGCTGGAATAGACGACCGGTCGCAGATTGACCGTGGCGCTCGCCGTGGCGCCGGCAACAAACGAGATCGCGGTTAGAGTGCAATTTGCCGCCGGTATCACCGAGCGCAACCGCAATTGGTTCGCCGTGATCGCTACCGAGCTGGCGGCCACCCGCGCCTGGCTGGCGCCGAGCATCGCGGCGCCGAAGGCGAACTGCACCGCGGCATCCGAACTCGGCAACTGCGTCTCGATGCGCGGCGAAGTCAGCAGCGCGGCGTTGTTGACGGTGCCGGTCGCGTCGAACAGGTAGAGGTCATCCCATGTCACGGTCGGGTTATTGAGTGAGAACCCATTCGCGGTGTTGTTAGCGGTTGCCGTGGTGTCGCCAGAGCCCGACAAGATCGACACGCCGTCGAGCCAGAGTTGATAGGCGGCGGCGTTGCCGAATGCGATATCCCATTCCAAGTAGTGCACGGTGTTTGCCGTGACCGATGCGGCACTCGTACCCAACACGGTGCCGGAAAGATAATTGCCATTCCGCAGCGTGAAGGTGCCTGTCGTGTTAAACTGAATTCCGCACTGGTTCGTAGCGCCGTCGAGAAACTGGATGCCAGCCGACCCAGCAAGCGTGGCGCTGAACCGCACGCCGCCGATGAGCCGAGCCGCCGAGGCGGCCAGGGTCTTTGTAAGAACGAAACCTGTCCCGCCCGCGAGGCCATAGCCCGTGGCACTCAAGCCGGCCACAAGAGCGTTGGCGGCGCCTGCCGCGCTCGTCCACTCGCCCGCCGTCAGCAATGCGTTGACCGAAGTCGAGTTGCTGTTCGGCCCGCCAAACTTGTCAAAACCCTCCATGAAAAGCAGCACGGCTACGTCTCCTGCGCCACCAGCGTGACGTAAACATTGGCCAGCGTCGCATCCGCCGTAGCCGGGCCTTGCAACCGGATCACATCACCCTGCGCCACGCTGACGGCGGCGCCACCGGCCGTGGCAAAGGTCGGCGAGATGCCGGACGCGGCGATCGTGATCGTGCCGATCTGCGAGAAGGTGTTAGGGCTCGCCGCCAGCGCCCGATCGACCGAAATGACCGTGCTCGCGGTGGCGTTTGCCGTCGCGCCGGCCTGGCTGGTATGCCCGAGCACCGCACCGAACCCGGCCGGGATGGTGATCGCCTTGGAGACCTTGTGCAATCCGAGAAGCTGCGACGCGCCCAGCACGCCGCCGGTATAGCTGAACCCGATATTGTATTTCGCCGGGACGAGGGCTGGCGTTGGCGGGCTGTTGGCGACGACCCATTGGCTCGAACTGCCGTCGTTGTAATAGATGAAGAGCTGCCCCGAGAGGCTGTCCCACCACAGATTGCCGGCGGTGGGAGAGCCCGGCGGCGTGTCGCTGATGGTGATGCTGGTGCCGCCGCCGCCACTGGATGCGGCCCAGCTCGGGTCGGTCGCGGTGCCGCCGGTGGTCAGCACCTGGCCGGCGGTGCCGGCCGGCAATGCGGCCCAGCCGGTCGCGCCGCGGTAGAGGATCATCCCGCGGGTCGAGCCGAACACCGCGTCGATGACGCTGGTCAGCGCCACGCCAACCGGCGCCGCGGTCGAGCCGCTGATATTGCCAAGAATGAGATTGTTGGCGATCGGTGCGGCGGCCGCGGCATTGGCCCAGGCGGGGTTGGCCGACGCGCCGCCGGTGGTCAATATCTGCCCGTTGGTGCCGGGGGCGAGCGCCACCCAGGCGGTGCCGCTGCGGTAGATGACCGCGCCTTGCGCCGCCGACAGCGCGCTGTCGAGCAGTTGCGAGACCGTCACGGCCGCAGGCGCCGCGCTCGCGCCGCTGATATTGGCGAGCAGGTTCTTGTCGGCGACCGACGCCAGCGAGATTGTCCCGGCGCCGGTGATCGGCCCGCCGGTGAGGCCGGCGCCGGTGGCGATCGAGGTCACCGTGCCGCCGCCGGCTGGTGCGTCCCAGGTTACGTCGGCGCCGCTGCCGTTGGTCCGCAGGAAGTAGCCGTTGGTGCCCGGCGCGAGCCCGGCCCAGCCGGCGATCGTGCGGGTGAAGACGGTGCCGCGGGCATTCGAGACGACGGCATCGAACAGCGCGGTCAGCGACATGGCGACTGGCGGCGCCGAAGCGCCGCTGGTGTTCGCCATGAGCGTCCGGTCGGCAACCGGCGCCAGCGCGATGATGCCGGTGGCGACGATGGTGTCCGGCTGGGTATCGATCCCGGCACCGGCGGTGAGCGAGGTGACGCCGGCGCTTCCGGCCGCCCATGTCGGGTCAGCGCCCGGCCCGGCAGTGCGCAGGAACAGGCCGGCCGTTCCCGGTGCCAGCGGCAGCCAGCCGGCGCCGCCGCGATAGAGCAATGCGCCACGCGCGGGCGCACTTAGTGCAGCGTCGAGGAACGCCGAGAGCGTGTTCGCGACCGGCGCGGCCGAGCCGGGCTGCGCGTTCGAGATCATCGTCGCGGCCGGGATCGGCGTGGCGGTGCCGCTCACCACCGCGTCGACGTAGGACTTCGTGGCGGCGTCGTTATCATCGACCGGGTGCGGCAGGCCGGTGATGAAGCCGCCGGTGATGTTGACCAGCGACGATGGCTGGTAGGCCATGTCTTCGAGGTGGAGGTTCTCCCACTTCGAGGTCGTGCTGTTCCAGATCAGCGCGTCGCCGTCCTGGAGGTTTTGCAGCACGACATCGGGCAATTGCGACAGGCTGGCATCGGCCGAGCCGAAAATCTGCATCAGCGCCGGGTTGCCGCCGACCTCGATGTTCGGGTCGAAGACATCGCCCGAGACGTGATCCAACTGCACCAGGTAGATGCCCTGGTCGGTGACCTTGAAGACATCCAACTGCACGTAGGGCGTCTGCGGCTGCCACTCGTCGCGCCAGCGCATGACGAGCACCGGGATCGTGTACGGCCCCATGACGCTGCCATCGGTCAGCGTGATGGTCATCTGGGTGCCGCTGATCGTGATCGACTGAATCCCGGTCGGCAGCGCCGGATTGTCTTGCAGGTTCAGTATCTCGGTGGCGACCGACCAAAAGTTGGCGTCGACCTCCGCGGCCTGGAGGTTGGCGCCTTTGCCAGGCCCCCAAGCGCCGTCAGTGCGAAAGGTCAGATCCACTGGCTAAACCTCAAGGCGCTGCGGAACGATCAGTGGCGGCGGCAGACGCGGCTCGGCGCGACGGCGAGCACCCAGCGGCGGCCTTACCGGCTCGTCGGTGCTGCCGGGCGCGGGATACACCACCAGCGTGCGTGGATCGAAAAACGTGCCCCACCCCGCCGGCTGCGGCGGGGCCATCGCCATCAATTCACCCGGGCTTGCGTCGAAGCCCGGCCAATAGCCCGGTGTCTCGAACTTGTTGCAGCCACTGGCGCCCGGCTTCGGGCAACAATGCGCCTGCACGACCAGCGGTGGATCGGCGGCGTAGATACCCCCACTCCCATTTTCAACAGTGAAAGCCGGCGGGTACACTTCACCCTCACGCTGAGACTGGATTTCGATCGATCCAGTAGCTACCTGATCCGGCGCAGCGTTGTGTCCGGTAAAGACCTGGATATTCACGTTGCGGAATTCTTTGAATACAGCACCCGCCGCATAATCCGCTCCCGTAACCGTCCAACTGCTCGGCTGCGACCAGATATAAGGCAACGACCCATTGAGAAAGTAGTTATAGTATTCCATCTGGTTAAAATAGTTGTACGGTTTGGTGGGCAGGTGCCCCGGGCTGGCATCGGGATGCTGCTGATATAACCAATAACCATCCAATATGTAGACGCCGGTTGAGCCGACAAATGAACCACTGTGGCCGTTGATAAACGCGCCGCAGGTCTGGCGAAAGTCGGTCGGGTCGCCGGGATCGTTGGGATCGTCCGGCTTTTTCTTCCAGTTTACGTTGACCACCGGATCGGTGGGGAACTCGACATAGAACGGCATGGCTCAGGCGGTGCCGGTGGTGTTGTTGTTCAGCTTCATCGTGACGGCGCACTTCTGCACGTCGTTGAGGGCCTGGGCCTTGAACTCTGACGGCCGGAAGTCGCCGGCGTCGGCGTAATCGGTCTGCCCTGCACTGGCGGGGTCTTTCTTCCAGTTCTCCTCCTGCTTATCGAGGTAGAGCTTGTCGGCGCGGTTCACGTCGATCCAGTTCTCGGGGTCATTGCCGTAGATCCTCGTTGTTGAACTGTCACGCCGCAATTCAATGCTGTCCTCTTTGCAGGTTGCTATCTGGAAGCCCGTGGTGATGAATTGCGTATCGGGCAGCGTCGCTTCGCCGCCCCAGGTGATGATCGCCCGCTCCTCGGTCTCTTTCGGGTTGGACGAGATAATGATGGTGCCGTGCGCGTTCGGCTGCTGGAACGGCCGGACGATGTATTCGAGCATTGGCTAGGCTCCGGGCGGCGGCGCGCGCAGATCGATCGTCTGCGGTATCGCCAGCAGGCTCACGGCCGGCAGGAAGTCGGTGTGGTACTCGGCGCCGGTCACCGGCACGAGTTCGAGCGTCACGGTGGACACCATCTTTTTCACGGCGTCATAGGGATCGGACAACCCGGCCATCGGCATCGAGACGTTCTGGAACTTGCCAAGTTCGGCGAGCTGGGTGGTCATGCCGTGCGTCACGGTGCAGCTTTTGACGACGGCCGCGGTGGTCATGTGCTGCAAGCGGAGCCCGTCGTCGACGACCTCGAACTGATCGAGGGTCTGATAGGCAAGCTCGTCGGTCAGGAACATGCGCTGGCTACCGGCGATCACCTGGTAGCCGTCGTCGACATAGCCGTCGTCGACATAGGCGTTGATCCCGGTGGCAGCGGTCGCGGCGATGCCGGTGCCGACACTGCACCCCATCGTGAACTCGCCCCACATGCCGTCTTCGCCGACCGTGATGCGGTACTGCTTCACCTTGCCGATAGCCGAGCCGCCCGGGATGCGGCGATCGAACAGCGCCACCGAATGCCGCAACGAGATCGCGATGGCATTCGCGAAGTCGACGCCAAAGGTGATCTCGACTGCCCGCGCACGCGCCCGCAGCTTGGCACGCGCCGCCAGCAGCAGGTATTCGAAACTCCCAGCACCGCGGTCGGTTTGCAGATAGGTGCGCGCCTCGGGGCCGCCGATCGGAATGCCGCCGCCCGGGTCGATCGCCTCGGCCACCTTGTCGGACGAGTAGGCGATCTCTTCGCTGCTGTCGGTGCCGGTGTTCTCCGAGACGTCGAGCACGTCCGCGACCATAACCGCGCGGACGGTCTCGGTACGCTTCCGGCTGGCTTGGTAATGCACCACCATGCGGATGTGGTAGGCGTTGAGCGCGAAGCTCCAGGTCCAGGTGCCGTGATTGATGAATGCGGTAAAGTCGGTCTGCTCTTCGGGCGGCGCGTTCGGATCGTTGGTCAGGTCTTTTGGCGGCGGCCCGATATAGGAAACGTTGTACGAGTAAGGCCGCAGCCAGCCGATCGGCGAGGTGGCGTCGAGCATGAAGGATAGCGGCTTGCCGTCGTCGCCGTTGCCGGGCGCCACTTCCCAGCCGCCGCCGATGCTGGTGCCCGGCTGCGGCCAGCCGGATTTGAGCGAGGTGCCGTTGAACGTGTAGATGACCGCGCCGCCGGTCAGCATCGCATGCCAGCGGGTCATCGTGATGCGGGTGATGATATTGCTCGGGTTGCCGGCGGCCCCGAAGGCCGAGACCAGCGGCCCGGTCACATCGACGAAGCCCTCGCCGGTCTGCTCCCACTCGACGGTCCCGGACACCGAGACTTGCCGCAGCGGCCCGCCGTCGCCGAAGGCCATCGAGAAATTGTCGTAGAACGCCTGGTCTTCGCCGACCGTCCAGGTGCCGGCCTCGCCCTCGATGATATCGCTGGCGGTGACCTCAAGCGTCGTCCGGTCGGTGTGCCACAGGGCGGAGTATGTCTCCAGCACCGTGTCGGGATTGTCCTGCTGCGTCGCCAGCCACACCGGGTCCCAGAACGGCAGCACCTTCATGTCCTCGGCGAGCGCGAGCTTCTGTTGGTTGTAGTCGTCGGGCCGCGCGAGGAACTGCAACAGCATGACCTCGGCGGCGGCCAGCCGCGGCGTGCCGATCAGCCGGCCGTTGAACAGCGGCACCGGGTCCGGATCCCCGGCGATCGAGAGCCAGCACCACAGATTGCGCCCGGTCGCGAGCAGCCCAGCGCCGGTATTCTTCACGTCGACCGTCAGCGTCGCGAAGTCGCCCTCGCTCTGGCTGATCTCAAAGCCGAGCACGTCCTCGTCGAAGCGAAGGTGCGCCACCGGATCGAACGGCTCGTTTTCGGCGCGCGGCCCGGTGAAGGTCAGCAGCGCCGCGTCCATCGTCGCGGTCGGCGCCTGGTCGAGATCGATCGAGGTGGCGCCCAGGTCCGGCGCGATAAACGTGGTGCCGCTCGGAATGCTGTTGCCGGTGGCGTTGTACAGCAGGCCCGGCGTCAGCGCCGCGAGCGCCTCAGTGGGAATGCCGGTAACGGTGAGGTCGGCTTCCGCGACGTTGCCGGTCGTGATGACCGTGATCGGATCGACGATCGTGCCGCCGACCCACGCAAAGTAGAACGGCCCCGGCACTCAGACTTCCTCCAGCGTCATCGACCAGGAGACCGAGGCTCCCCACTCGTCGCGGCTGGTTTCCAACTCGACTATCAGCATGACTAATTGCGGCCGATAGTACGTATAGTCGCCGTCGACCCAATCGCTGCCGGGCACCATCGGGCGCGAGGCGGACCCGCCGGCCGTCAGGAACGCCAACTCGACGTGGCAATCCACGTTCGCCTGCATGCCGACCCAGAGCCCGTCGAGCGCCGCCGGCGCCACGTCCTCGCCTTGCACTTCGAGCCGGTATTTCCACATCTGCGGTGCGGCGATGCTGATCAACGTGCCGTTAACGGTGCGGCGCAATTTGTCGATGCCTTGTGCGGCATCGATCGGTCGGAGCGTGCCTTTAAGGCCGCGCGCCGAGAACGGGTTGACGCCGGGCGCGCCGGTCCCGGTGTCGACCACGATATCGAATGCGGTCGGTAGCGGCGCGATCATCCCGAGACGCGCCCGCCATACCACGACGGCTTGAGCCCGCCCGACCGCATCCGCTGCCGGCTGGCCTCCGTGACCAACGCATCGACGACGTTGCTGGCGCCGGACAGCGCGAACTCGCTGCCGCCCAGATGCAAATGCACTGCCCGCCCGGTGCCACCGCCGGCCGCGACGAGGCCGCCATCCGCGAAGCGGTGGCCGACCAGGCCGCCCGCCGCAAAACCGGCGAACGGGTTGCGCATCGCGTTCATCGCCGCCATGAAGTCGGGCCCCCAGGCACGCACCGCAGCGGCGCGCATGACGAATTCGCCATCGGACAGGCGAGCCATAATGCTGTCGCTGGTCGCCGTGCCGGGTCCGTTTACCATGCCGCCCGCGGCGAATTGCGGACCCATTATTGGAGGGGTGAGGCCGGGCGTGGCGTTGCTCAGGCTATTCGCGACGCTCTGTGCGCCGGCCTGTATGCTGGACCACAGAGCGGCGAAGCTATTGGAGATTTGCTGGGTCAGGCTATCAAAAAACTGCGGTAACTGACTCCAATCGGTCATGATCTGGTCGGCAGCATTTGTCTTGCTGATCTCGTCGCCGGCGAGCTGCACCTCCCGCAATCCTTTGGCATAGCTGGCGGCGGCTTGCAGCGCGGCGGCTTGGGCCTCGGTGGCCGCTTTATTTGTCTCGCCCAATGACAGGAGCGTCGCGGCGGCGGCTTCCTGTTTTGCTTGCTCCAATTTGACTTCGGCCTGCCGTTGCTCCTCTGCCTTTTGGATGTTTGCATCGGTGGCGCCACGCTGGCTGTCGGCGAGTTCCTTTGTCTTTTTATCGAGCCCGTCGAGTTCAGCCGTGGCGGCCTTTACTGCCTTGTCCATCGGCAGGCCGACGAGCGCTTGCGACACCGAATTCAATTGCTCGATTGAGCGACCGGCATTCGCCGCGTTCTTGTTGTAGCTGACGAGCGCCTGGTCAAAGGCGCGCAGTCGCTCCTCGGGTTTGAGTCGCATAAATGCATCGGTATTGATGCCGATCTCTTTCAGGGCGTCCGAAAAATCGCGGATGACGGGAACGCCGCCCCTGAACGTTTGAACTGTGCGCTCGGCGAAGGCCTGCACATTTTGCATGTGGCCGGCGGCCTCTTCGGCAGCGCCTGCTTCGCCGGGGCCGCGCCCCTGCATTTGTCTGACGCCCCGGAAAACATCCTGCCGGCCCGTCGCCGTCATCAGCTTGGTGATCGCGTCGCTGCGGGCTTGTTGAAACTTGGTGGCGTCCGCGTCGCTCAGGCCGGCTTGTCTTAAAAGCTCTTGCGTGGCTTGCGTGGCGATCGGTTTACGGCCGATCTCGGAACTGAGGTCTTTAATCTTTTCGAGTTGATCGACGGCGCTTTTGATTGCATCGCCTATAGCATTGATGCCCTTAACCGCGGCGAATGCGATAAGGCCGGCTCGGGCGCCGGCAAGGCTGCGGCCAATGCCGAGCACCGCCTGATCGAGCGAGCGGAAGGAACGCGCGCTGAGCCCGATCTGTCGGCTCGTGGCTGCCGTAACCGCACCCGTCTCGGCGATGGTCTGGTTCAGCCCCCGCATGTTGCTGCGCAACACGCCGATCTGGTCGGTGTATTGGGTGACGGCCGCGGTGTCGCCTCGATCAAAAGCTTTTTTGGCTTCCCTCGATAAGCTTCTGATTTGGAGTTTTGTGTGCTCGACGGCGGCATCCAGCTTGCTGGTGTCGGCGCCAAATTGAAGGGTTAGGTTATCAGGCACTTACCGTTCCAATTCCCTGAGTGTTTCCTTCAACGCCTGCGGCTCGCCGCGCGCCGCCAGCGCGCCTATGTGCAATTGCTCGGCAAGTTCGGAGCGTTTGCGGGAGAGCCCGAGTGACGCCCACGCCATCGCCTGTCTCGGCGTGTATTCCCAAACCGCGGTCGATGGATGCCCCCACGCCATCAGTTGCTCAATTGTGTTGGCAAGGTCCGATCCAGCCCGTCGACGACTACCGCGGCGGCGGCGCCGGGCTCGGCGGCTGTCGGTAAAGGGGCGACATCGGCTTTCGGGAATGTCAGCGCGACCGCTGCGAGGGCGAGCGCGGTTACGTCGGTGCTCGGAAACTTCTCGATATGCTTTTCGTATTCGGTGTCGCCAGCATGGCCTAGTGCGGCGGCGATCAACGCAGCCAGCGCATCGGGGTCGCGCATGATGCTGCCGCCGCCGCCTTCAAGCACCTGCGCGAATTCGGGGAAGCGCTTGCCTATATCCGCCAGCACCCGCAGCGAAACGCCGGTCAACGCGAGTTCTACCGGCCCGGTCATCGTCTCGATGGTGACGGTCGCGCTCGGCGGCTTCGGTACGAGATCGAGAAAGCTGACCGGCATAGGCTATGGCCCCGCCGTGGCGAGCAACGCCATTTGCAGGTTATCCTTGGTGAACTCATCCATGACCAACTGGACGGTCATGGCCTGCTGGACGACCGGCGAAAAATCCTTTTTGCGGATGCCGCCGACGCGGTGGTTCCAGTGTTCGAGGCGCTCGACGGTCGGCGTCAATGAAAAGGTATTGACGTTGCCGACATCGCGTGGGGTTACGTCGCCCTCGCCCTGCCAGGTGATGATCCCGGTGCCGACGTAGTAAGCGGCGGTGGTGGGGCTCACCATCGCGTCATCCGGATGCACCAGGGTGCCGAACGAGCCGGTGACGGGATCGGCGAGCACGTCGCCTTCGAGTTCGATCTGGCCCCATTGATCCTGGATGAATGCGAGCGCGCCGGACGGCCCGAATTGCACGAGCGGCAGGGTGATCACCACCTTCGGCCCGATGTCGTTGGTGCCGGTGAACACCAGTTCGCCGCTGATCTGAGACTGTAGCCCGATGTTCAGTGTGCTTGCGGCCATTGAGCGACCTCCTCTACTAGAACTTGGTGAATTCGCGCAGTGTCTCGCCGACGATGGCTTCCAGTTCGGCTATGGCCCGCGGACGCATCGCAGCGCCCGGGCCGCGCAGGAAGCGGCGTGCGGTGATGTGCGGTCGGCGGCGTTGGTAGGCGGCGACCGACCCGGTATTCCGCCGATAGCCCCTCACCGGAACCGGCCCACTACGCCGCTTTCCCGGGCCGCCGTATTCGAGCGCCCCGAATGCCGCCGCGACCCGCTGCGCCTTGCCGGTCGGCAATATCCGCACCCGGCCGCGCACGAAATCCTGGCGCACATCGACGAAGCGTCGCGTCGCGGCGCGCAGCCGCCCAGTTTGAACCGGCTCGCGGGCTTTGACTTGCGACAGCAGTTGCATGGTCAGTTGGGTGATCTTGACTTCGAGCCGGTGCTTCAGCTCGGCCGGCATCGCGTCGAGATGCAAAATTAGGCTGTTGACGTTGGAATCGATGCTGACGTTGAGGTCGCTCACGCCACGAGATCATCCAACCGGAAGGCGTAAACGAAGGTCAGCGTGATATCGAGCCGGTGTTCCTTGGCTTCGGCATCGGGCGGCAGCACGACGCAGCCGTGATAGGTGATCCGGCCATTCGTACCCACGGCGTCGCGCAACTGGCCGTCCGACAGCACCGCGGCGACGATGGCACTACGGTAGCGGGACAACAGCACGCCGGGATCGGCGGTGCCGCCGGCGCGGAGGTAGACGCTGATCCCCGGCGACAACTCCATGCGCTGCAATTCGCTGTAGCGGACGGTCTCGGGCTGATTGCGCATCGCCTCGATGCCGTCCTGGATGATGACGGCCGGCCGGGCGTTGCTCGGCACGTCGAGGGCGTTGCGCACCACCGCGGTAATGCCGCTGACGGACGCGCAGAGCGCCGCCAGGCGCGACAGGATGACCTCGCGCTGGTCAGCCACGGCAGAGCAGGTTCACGCGGCACAGCGCGCCGCCGTAGGACAAGGGCGCAATCTCAGTGATGTTGGCCGGATTGCCGTCGATCAGAATGATGTCGTCGCGCGATGGCACGCCGAAGCTGCCGAGGCCGGTCGGGCTGAGCACGACCCGGATTTCCTGCGACTCGCCGGCTTCGAGCGATTGCGGCCCGAAGTTGCGCACCGCCGCCGGTGCCTCGACCTGTTCGGAAACGGTGTTGGCGCCGGTAACCGGATCGACCGTCGTGCGCTGCAAGGTGACCGTCTGGCCGTAGCCGGCGATGGCCGCGTCGAGGCGGGAGATGAGGGTCTGCGGGGTCACAGCGACCAACTGATCCGGTACGGGGTCAGCCACTCGCGGACTGATCCCGGCATCGCCGTTGCGTCCGAGGTGTCGCCGGCGCTGCTGTAGACTTGGGTGATGAGGTCGGGGATCGTCTCGGAGCGCACCGAGGGATCGCGCCCGACCGCGTTGTAGCGGATCGATATCCACTCCAGGCACGCGCCCTGCACATCGGCTGGGATCGGATCGAAGCCGGCGGTGTAATCGACCACCAAGGTCGCGGTATTCCAGGCATAAGGCGCCGCCGACCCGTCGAGCCGGTAGAGGCTGCCGGCGTCCGGGTAGATGTCGAGGTATGCCGGGTCGAGCGCCACGCCCGCTTCGGTGACGGCGACGAGCGGCACGCCGGCAACGTCAACCGCGATCGGATATTGCCGGGTTATGAACGGCTCACCGTAACCGCCGTAAGCATTGCGAACCTGATCGCGATAAACCTGCTGGACGAATACGCGGTCGCAGTAACTGGCGATCGCCGCCGAGGTCGCGCTGATGTGCTGGCTGATCTGGGCGTCCTTCGAGGTGTCCGCGGCATCGATGCCGAGCAATGCCTTGGCCTGGTCCAGCGTCACCAAATCGAGGCTCGTCGCCGGCGTGACGACGCGGGTGATGCGGTAATAGTTCACCGGGCGAGCCGCGACAGCAGCGGGTAGAGATCGCAGCCGAGGGCGCTGCCGTCGCCGAAGCGCAGCGTCAGCATGCCCTCGGGATCGACTTCGAGCGCGGTCGCCACCGGCCCCGGCGGCCCGCGCTCGCCCCGCTCGCCGGGCTTGCCTGGCTTGCCGTACCCGCCCTGCGCCGCGAGCATCTGCCAACCCTCACCGGGGCACGGACCCGGACCATCGACCCGCGCCGCAAAGCTCGCGCCATTGAGCATCACAACGTCGAGCGCGCGATACTCGGATGACGGGTTCCACGTCCCACGGATCGTGAAGCTGCGCCCTTCGCCGCCCGGCTCCCCTGGCGGTCCAGGAAGCCCCTGGATGCCCGGTTCGCCGGGTGGGCCTGTGATAGCCTCGCCCGGCTCTCCACGCTCTCCACGCTCGCCGGGCGGCCCTGGCGGGCCATCCTGTAGCGATGCCAGCCGCTCGGCGACGGCGCGCTCGATCCGCAGCTCGAATTCGGCGCGGTCGGCGCGCAGCCGCTCGGCCTCAACGGTAAAGGCTAGCTTCAGGTCGCGCTCGATGCGGGCGGCTTGCGCGCCTAGCTCGCCGCCGAGCGCGATGGCGAGTTCATCCAGCGCCGGCATCGATCATCCTCCGAATCTCCGCAATGCCGCCAGCCTTTGCCGCCGCAGTGTCGACAGGTTTGTTTTCGTTGGCGCTGGCGGCTGACGCGGCAGGTTGCGCCGCCTGCGGCGAGGGCGGCTGCATGTCGCTGCCGTAGCTGAGCGGGACGACCTGCTGCTGGACCCGCGGTTGCTTTCCGACCCCGCCCGGTACTGCCGGCAGGTCTTCGGATGCGCGCGCCTCGTCGGGACTGTAGATGCCGGAAATGACACCGCGCGCCAGCGCCTCGATGCGCTCCCGGTAGGCCGAGCGGAGCAGCGCCCGGGTATCGAGTTCGAGATATTCGTCCGGCACGCCGCGAAGCTGGAAGAGTTGCCCGAAGGCTTCCTCGATGTGGTTCAGGGTAAAGCCCAGCCCGGTGCCGATCCACGACTGCATCAGCAACTCGGTGTTGGCGAAGGTTGTGCCGCCGATGCCGAGGATTTGCAGCGGTATCCGCATCGCCAGCGCGATGTTCTGATCGCTCATCTTGAGCATTTCGGCGAGCTGCGCATCGACCGCGCTTGTGGCGATCGACTGCGCCTTTAGTCCGTTCGTCAGGATCGGGGTGCGACCGGCATTCTCGCTCTGGGTTTGCTGGTCCCACCATTGGCGCAGTTCCTGCGCCTGCTCGCGCTTCAGCGGCAGATCGGTAGTCAGCAGAAAGCTCGGCCGCGCCTGGTTCAGATAGAACGCGATCTGTTGATTGAGCGCCGCATCCGACATTGCCAGATCCAGCGCCGCCGCCATGATCGGGCTCGCGCCCTTGAGCGGATGCCGCGGCGTATGCAGCCGAATATGCAACACGTCGCGCGCCGGCACCGGATACGATAAATCCAGCCGCTGCTCGATGATCTCGTTGCCCTGTAGCGAATAGAAGATGCTGCCGTCCTCGGCCACCGTCGCCGAGCCTTCGCGCATCAGGTGCAGTTCAATGATCTCGGCGCGTGCGTTGCGCACCGCGAGCGCAAACGTCTCGCCGCGCTCATACAGCCGCCGCGTCAGGTTCAGCAAAAAATCGCTGATGCTCTGGTAATCGTTCGGCCGCCGCATGATGCGCGACAGCGCCGAATTCGTCACCCGCTCGCGCCCGCCATTCGACAGGCTGCGCCAGTGGTCGCCGGGACACATCGGCACCGTCTGGCTGTAAGCGCTGATGCACGCCTCCAGCATGGCGCTGCGCCCGCCATAGGGCTGCACGTTTTGGCCGTTTTGCCAGTAATTCCACGAACTGCCGGCGGGCAGCCAGCCGTGGGAGAGGAAATACGGCCCGGGACGGTATTGCCCCTCGGCCGCCCGCCCCCACGGCAGCATTCGGGTGAGCCAGTTCGCCATCAGGTGCGGGTCTGATAACCGCTGCGGCCTTGCTCCGGCTTCACGTCGCGCTGTTGCCGTTCTTTTTCTTCGCGCTCACGGCGCTGGTGCGCGGTCTCGCCGTGGCGCGCTTCGGGCGGCGGCTCGGCGGGCGCTTCCGCGGCACCCTCCTTGAAGGCGTCGGCTTCCTCCTGTGTCGGCGTCGGCTGTTCCGGCGGCGACGATACCCGCTGGGCAATTTCCTTGTCGGTCTGCTCTTTCTGGGCTCGCTCCTGATCCTTCCGGTCGGCTTCCGGACCCGGCGGTGTGCGGCGTGTGCTGTCCATCATTTCCTCCGTTGTGATTCGGTTTACGCCGTCGCTACGGCAATGGCATTGGACGGCGGCGCGGCGGTTGACCCGGCGCCATTCGTCGCGGTGACGACGCAGGTCATGCTGTGTCCGGCGTCGCTTGCCGCCACGACGTAGCTGTTGCCGCTGCCGGCAACATCGGCGCCGTCGCTCTTCCAGGCATAGGCATAGTCGGTCGGCTGGCCGCCCCAGACGCCCATCGTACAGGTGAGCGTGGCGCCCACCACGCCATCGCCCCCGAGATAGGGCACGTCGAGATTGCGCGGCGGCGCCAGCGCGCTCGGCTCTTCGCCGTGCACCTGCTCCTTGATGTAATCGGCGCGCACCTGCGACGGTTGCGGCATCGGGGCCGGGCCTTCGTCATCGCGCGCGGTGCGGTCGCTTCGCATGTGCTTTTCCTCCACGAGCAGGCGGGGCCGAAGCCCCGCCCGTGGCTTTATCCCCAGTTCACGCCGGAACCGATGAACTGCACCATGCCGCTGCGCCGCATTGCCCAGTTGACGTTGGCCAGCATGCGGATCGCAATCTGCGCGGTTTGGAACATCGATTGCGTCGGGGTCGCCAACACGCCCGAGCCCTGCGCGCCGGACGCGATGTTGAGTGGCGTCGTGTCCTCCATGTGGATGGTCGCGACTTCACTGACCTCGAACTCCGGTGCGCCGGACACACTGACGAAATCCGCCGCGTCGATCATGTAAACCGCGCCGGCCGCGATGCTGGTCGACGTGATGACGGTAAACATGTCGGTGAATTGGGTTGACCAGCCGAACGGCGCGCCGGCCGGCCCCGGTGCGAACATCAACTGGTTGCGCTGCGCCGGATTCATCAGCAGCACCAGCTTGCGGCCGGCATTCACGGCGTAAAATGGACCCGTCAGCTTGGCGAGGTCGCCGAGAAACGCCGCATAGCCGCCACCCGCCGTTGCGGTGAGGGTGGAGACGCCGTTGGTGAGGCCCGCCGGGCGCGTCGTTGACACCGCCACATTGTCGAGCAGCAGCGCATCGATGTTGATCTGCGTGTCGTCGATGATGCTGGTGCGGATCAGCGCCTCGATGTCGGGGTTGGAATAGGCCGCAATCTCGCGGCTGAACACCGAGATGCCGCCGACCTTGTGCGGGTAGAGCGTGATCGACGTGGTGCCCAGCCGGCGCACCGGGATCGGCGCCGCTTCCGCGACGAACGAGCCGCCGATCGAGGGCGTTGCGGCGCGCGACGGGATTTTGATTGCCCCGGCATTCGGGCCGAAGGTCAGCGCCGTGCCGAGTTGCGCGAGCTTAGGAAACACCTGGTTGGGCATCAGGCTGTTGACGAACTCGCCCTGGCCCAACTGCACCAGTTCGGCCGCCCATCCCGCGGTTGTCGTAGTCGCGCCGGCGATCGCCGCGCGGGTGACGACCGCGGTCTGCTCGTCGTCGGGATAGCGCTCGCTCAGCACAGCCTCGATCGGCAGGCCGCGGGCGACCGCGATAAACCGCGCGACGCAGTGATTGGCGTATATTGCGCCCGGCGAGCGTTCCTTGACGGGCAACCCGAGCGGCCGGCGGTTGATCGACGGCGCGCTCAGCGGCGGCAATACCTGCTGCTCCGCGGCGGCACGCACCGCCAGCGACCGCTCGGTCGCCCGCAACGATGTCAGCCGCTTTTCCTGCTCGGCAATCTCGGCATT